CGTCGCATTCAAGATGCTGGTACGGGCGTGCGCACGGAAGACATTCCGTTCCGTTTTATACCTTGCATGGCTGCTGGCTTGGCTTATCAGTTAAGCGCCAAGATGCCTGGGGTAGATCCAAACCGCATAATGATGCTCAAATCTGACTATGAACAGCAATGGACATTAGCAGAGCAAGAAGACCGGGAAAAAGCCCCTGTTCGATTTGTGCCACGTAATTCGTTTTATTACCGATGATATGCCATGCCAAGTAGATTTGCTTCTGGAAAATATGCGATTGCCGAGTGCGACAGATGTGCGCAGCGGTATAAGCTTACGGAGTTAAGGATACAAATATTAAAGACAAAGCCGTATCAAGTTAAGGTTTGCCCGTCTTGTTGGGATCCAGACCAGCCTCAGTTATCGCTAGGCTTGTATCCAGTAAATGATCCACAGGCGGTGCGGGAACCAAGACCAGACGTGAGTTATTTAGTATCAGGTAACAGTGGGTTGCAAATTAACGAGACAGGTATTGGCCCAAATGGGTTTGGTAGTCCAGAGTTAGGTAGTAGGGTGTTTCAGTGGGGGTGGAATCCAGTCGGGGGTAGTAGAGGACCTGACGCAGGTTTAACTCCAAATGACTTGGTACAACAAGTAATTGTTGGTACAGTAACGGTAACGACAACTTAAGGAGTTGAAAATGGGATACAAAAAAGGCGCTGACGGAATTACTAAAACAGGTAAAACTGAAGGTAAAAACTTAGGTGATTCTGGCCCATCAGTAGGTATTGAGAAGGGTCCAAAGAAAAGCACAAGCATGATGAACAAAAACATGAAAGCAATGGGCCGTAATCTTGCTCGCTGCGCTAATCAAAGAGGTCGATAATGGCTAAATTTTCTATGAAAAAAGGCGGTAAGGAAGTAGGACCTGCTGAGGTTTATGCTGCACCGCACACAATGGATGGCAAGGCTACCAACGTAATGGCGGATAGCACTACCAAACCTGGCAAAGACAAAATTAACCAGATGAACATGTCTGTTGCTGGTGTTAGCAAGGGTAACTATGATCCTATTAACCCATATGGCGTTGGTGTAATGCGTGGTTATGGCGCAGCTACCAAAGGTCGTAAGATTAGTGGAAAGATGGGCTAATGAACTACCAGCAGTTATCTGAAGCCATACAGGCGTACACGGAATCAACTGAGCAATTATTTGTTCAGAACATACCTAATTTTGTACAGCTGTGCGAAGAGCGGGTCTATAACGCCGTTCAGATTCCTGCTATCCGTAAAAACGTCATTGGTAGCTTTACCCAAGGCGACTATTACTTAGCCCTTCCCAATGATTATTTAGCATCTTTCTCCCTTGCCGTGATTGACGGTAGTGGTAACTACGAGTATTTGATTGATAAAGACGTGAACTTTATTCGCCAGTCTTATCCAAATGCTACTACTGATACGGGAACCCCTAAGTACTACGCTCAGTTTAGCCCGTATACATATATTATCGGACCTACTCCAGATGATGACTACCAGACCGAACTGCATTATTACTACTACCCCACTACGATTGTGCAGGGTGGTATTGCTGGTTTTGGCACGATTGTTGGTGGTTCTGGATATACCAATGGTGTATACGAAAATGTGGCGCTGACTGGTGGAGATGGGTCAAACGGCACAGCCACAATCACTGTATCGGGCGGTTCTGTTACCGCAGTAACTTTAGTAAATCCAGGATCTTTATATTTAGTTGGTAACTCTTTAAGCGCTGCTACCTCTACAATAGGTGGTACTGGAAGTGGGTTCTCAGTGCCTGTAAATAATATTGTTAACGCAGCTGGCACCTCTTGGCTGGGCGATAACTTTGAAAGTGTTTTGTTGTATGGTTCGTTGCGTGAAGCCATCATCTTTCAAAAAGGTGAGCAAGATATGGTGAATTACTACGAACAAAAATATCAAGAATCGTTAGCGTTACTCAGAGATTTGGGTGATGGTAAAGATAGACGTAGCGCTTATCGTGATGGACAATTACGATTACCTGTACCTGGACCCGTAAGATAATTTTTAGGAGCAAAAAATGGCAATTACTCAAGGAATGGCTACATCGTTCAAGGTTCAACTCTTGAATGGTCAGCACAATTTTTCAGCAAATACGTTTAAATTAGCTCTGTATACCAGCTCAGCTAGTTTGGATGAGAACACAACTGCGTATTCAACAAGCAATGAAGTAGCTTCTGCTGGCAACTATTCTGCTGGTGGTAATACTTTATCGGTTAGCGTAACCCCAACAAATACTGGCAACGTAGCTTTTATCTCGTTCTCAAATACTTCGTGGGCAAATGCAACTATTACTGCTAATGGCGCTTTGATTTATAACGCTAACTTGGCAAATGCAGCTGTGTGCGTATTAGCTTTTGGTGGCGATAAGACATCAACCAATGGTACTTTCGCAGTGAACTTCCCAACGGCAGATGCAAGCAACGCAATTATTCGTTTGACCGCTTCGTAATTAGGAGAGCCTTATGGCTTTGATTCTAAAAGATAGAGTTAAGGAAACTAGCTCTAGCTCTGGCACAGGTAATATTACGCTTAGTGGTGCATTTCCTGGCTATCAAACGTTTAACGCCGCCGTAGCTACTGGTTCTACCGTTTACTACACCATCCATAACTTAACTACTCCTTATGATAATGAGTGGGAAGTTGGTCTTGGTACGTTTACGTCCCCAGCTACACTAGCTAGGACTACGGTTCTTTCCTCGTCTACAGGATCAGCAGTTAACTTCACCGCTGGTGCAAGCGGTCTTGAAGTCTTTATTAGCCAACCAGCCGAAGAGGCGGTTTATTTAAACAATGCTACTGGCTTAGTTGAGATTGGTGGTAATGGCACAATTACTGTGTCCTTTACTAACGTTAATGCTTCTAATGTAGTTATGGTATCGGGCACAATTAGTACTGGCCCTTCAAATGCAGCTGATATTGTTAATAAACAGTACGTGGATGGTATTGTTGCTGCCGGTGTTCATTACCATGCCCCCGTTCTAGTTGAGTCCCCAACTGCCTTAGATGCTGTATATGTCCAGCCAAACGGCGCTAGTAACGGCGTAGGAGCAACTCTTACAAATAATGCTGCTAACGTAGCTCTTGTCATTGATGGCATATCTGTATCTAATACAGCCCGTGTTTTAGTCTATACCCAAGCAAATGCGGTACAAAACGGTGTATATACAGTTACTAATCCTGGCGCCCCCGATGCTCCTGGTCCCGGTGCTAAATGGGTTTTAACTCGTGCGACCGACGCCGATACTTATGTAATTGACAGCCCAACTGGTTTAAGCGAAGGCTCTACGTTCTTTGTTCAAGACGGTGATACTGGAGCTGGTGAAACTTATACATGTAATACAACAGGAGTTATTACATTTGGTTCAACAAACATTACGTTTGCTCAAATCAGCTCAGCTCAAATTTATTCTGCTGGTACAGGCTTAAGCCTTACAAACACAACATTTAGCATAGCAAATACAACAGTAGTATCTGGGCTTTATGGCGACTCAGCAAATGTGGCTGTAATTGAAGTTAATGCTCAGGGGCAGTTAACCTCCGCAGCTAACTCGGCAATTAACGTATCCAACATTACCGTTGGTACTTTATCAAATGACAGAACTACAGCGTCTGCTTCAAACGGTGCAAACACAATTGTTTTACGGGATGCCAATGGGTCATTTAATGCCAACGTAGTTACAGCTACAACAGGTAACTTTACCAATATCACTGCTAATGCTGCTGGTTTAACCGACATTAATGCTTCAAATATTTCTAGCGGAACCATATCAAACGCCCGTACTACAGGCAATACAGCCAATAGCGCGAATACGATTGTGCTTCGGGATGCAGATGGTAGCTTTGGCTCTAACGTTATTTCCGCTTCTTTGTTTAGTGGTGATGGTTCAGCAATTAACGCAATTAACGCTTCTAACATTTCGTCTGGAACCATAGCTAACGCTCGTACTACAGCGGCTTCTGCTAACGGCGCTTCCACTATTGTTCTTCGTGATTCGTCTGGTAGCTTTAGCGCTGGCGATATTACTGCTAATTCTATCTCTGGTAATGGCGTATCTTTATCCGCAATTAATGCATCCAACATTACTTCGGGGACTATTGCAAATGCAAGAACGACTGCTGCTTCTGCTAACGGTGCTTCTACTATTGTTCTGCGCGGAGCTTCTGGTGAGTTTGCTGCTGGGGACATTGTAGGCGCTAGTGCAAACATTGCTGGTAATGCTTTCTTTGCTGTTTCTAGCGGAAACGTGGGGATTGGGTTAACCAGCCCTTCTTCAGTATTAGATATTGCTTCTAATAATAGCGGCATGACAATTACAAATACTGGGGCATCAAACAAAAAATGGAGAGTTGGTGGCGGCTCAGGTGGTACTTTCCAAATTACTGAAGCTGGTGTTGCAGACAGATTAACCATAGATACAAGCGGTAATGTGGGGGTCAGTACAACCACAATGACCCGCAAATTTAACGTAGGTGGTAGCGAAGCGGCTGTTGGTTTAAGCCTTCAAAACAGCGGAACATCAGGTCGTTCATACAGCATATTCTCTACCAATAACGGCGCATCTACTGTTGGTTCACTTGGTTTTTTTGATGATACCGCTGGTGCGTACCGCATGGTGGTTGACTCTGCTGGTAATGTAGGTATTGGTACGACTAGCCCAAATGCAAGATTAGAAACATTAAGTTCAACTGCTGGTGCAGAAGTATCTCGATTTGAAGGGGCTTATACAGCTTCAAGTTCTGTTGTTTTGTCAAACTGGCGTAGAAACGGTGGTGCTGTTGCATCAGTTATGCGTTATAACGACGCAAATACAGATATGGAATTTGGCACAACCACAAGCCATCCCCAAGCGTTTATTACCAACAACACAGAACGGATGCGTATTGCTGCTTCTGGCGGAGTTAGCATAGGCAATACAACAGATGCGGGCGCTACTAACTTATTAGTAACTGGTACCGTAACGGGAAGTTCGTTTATAGCTTCTTCAGACGAGCGTCTTAAAGAAAACTGGGCGGGTCTATCTACTGACTTTATTGAAAAGCTGTCTCAAGTTAAAAACGGTTCGTTTAACCGCATAGGCAACGATACTCGTGA